TTTGCTTCCTCAAAAGAGATCGGATATGGTAGAAAGGTTACAGAAGAAGGGTTTAATAAAAAACTAGAATCTTTAGATAGATTTGTGGTTTTAGATTTAAGAAATTTGTATAATGGGGAATATACAAGTATTGAAGTGACTAAAGAAGATATTAAAAATATGAAACTAGGAAAGAATAAATCAATAACCTCTAAAAAATTTTTCAAGCTATATGATTGAGATAAATAAAAATTATAATGAAGATTGTTTATTAACCCTATCTAAAATGGAAAATGAATTTTTAGATTATGTTATTACATCACCACCTTACGACGATCTGAGGAATTACAATAATCATATTTTAGGAAATAAAACAGAATTTAATGGTTATTCGTTTGATTTTGAAAACATTGCTAAAGAATTATATAGAACATTAAAAAAGGGGGGGGTAATAACTTGGATTGTGGGAGATGCAACAGAAAAAGGAAGTGAGACCGGAACCTCATTTAGACAGGCACTTTTTTTCAAAGAAATCGGATTTAATATTCACGACACGATGATTTATATGAAAAATAACTTTTCAAACCCCTCTTCAAATAGGTATCATCAAATTTTTGAATATATGTTTATATTAAGTAAAGGTAAGCCTAAAACTTTTAATCCTATAAAAGATAGGAAGAATGTATATGGTGGACAAGTCGGTAGTTGGGGTAAAAATACATCTAGACAAGTTGACGGATCAATGGTGGAAAGAAAGAAAAAAATTATAGAGGAATTCGGTCAAAGATATAATGTATGGACTTTTAAAACTTCTAAAAATGGTCAAGAAGATGAAATTGCATATAATCACCCCGCGATATTTCCAACACAATTAGTAATTGATAACTTGTTGTCTTGGACTAACGAAGGGGATTTAGTCTATGACCCGTTTATGGGTAGTGGAACAACAGCAAAGGCTTGTATATTGAAAGGTAGAAATTACATAGGAAGTGAAATTTCTGTAGAATATTATGAAATAATAAAAAAAAGGATTGAATCCGTTCAATCGTCTATTTCTTTCTAATTTTATTTTGTCTATTTATTTAAATAAAAAAAGTAGCATAATTCTTTCTTTATAATCTAATTTTTGTTATTCTTCTTTAAAAAGTAATGACAAAAATTAATGTTTTAGTTCTCCCATCCGATAAAACAGGTGTTGGGAAGTTCAGATCTGTTGATCCTCACATTTTCCTACAAAACATGTATCCCGATGAATTTCATGTTGATATTGATTATGAACCTAAATTGAATGATCCTAATTATTGGAAAAATTACCAAATTGTACATATTCACAGAAATATCGGACATATTTATGAAAACACCCCTCAAATTCTCAATTGGTTAAAAAACCAAGGTATTAAGGCTATCGTGGATATTGATGATTATTGGCTTCCAACCAAAGAACATCCAATTCACGACATCATTAGAATCAATAAAATAAATGAAAAGATCGTCAATAATCTTAAAAACTCAGAGTTTGTAACGACTACAACATCTTTGTTTGCAGATGAGATTTCTAAGTTCAATAAAAATGTTTTTATTTTTCCTAATGCAATCAATCCGGACGAACCTCAGTTTAAAGAACCAACACCAGAAAATGAAAGAATCAGAATCGGCTGGTTAGGAGGTTCTTCTCATCTGCACGATTTGGAACTTATGATTCCTTCAATGTCAAAAATAAGTTCTATGAGAGACAAACTACAAATGGTTTTATGTGGTTTTGATACTCGGGGTACAATTACAGAGATAAATCAAAAAACCGGAGAACAAAAACAAAGACCAATCAAACCTGAAGAAACAGTTTGGGCCACATATGAACAAATCGTAACAGATAATTATTATGGATTACCTGAAGACTACATAAAATTCCTGAAAAAATTCAAAGAGGAAGAATATCCGGGTGTTGAAAATTTAAACTATTCAAGGGTTTGGACAAGACCTGTCACTTCTTACGCTAAAAATTATTCAAAATTTGACATATCTTTAGCTCCGATCAAAAATCACATATTCAACCGAATGAAATCTCAACTGAAGGTTATTGAAGCGGGATTTTATAAAAAGGCCCTCATAGCGTCTAATGTGGGTCCTTACACAATAGATTTGACACATTGCTTAAAAAATGGTAATTTTGTGGATGGAAACGCTTTATTAGTTGATGAAAACAGAAATCACTCTGATTGGGCTAAGTATATTGAGAAATTAGTTAAGAATCCAAACTTAATTACTGATATGGGAGAAAGATTATATGAAACAGTTAAAGACACATACGATCTTAACAAAGTAACCAAAGATAGAGCGGAATGGTATCGTTCACTTGTAAAATAAAATAAATGATTAAGATTCCTTTAACAAAAATTTTGTTTCTTGATATTGAAACTGTCGGTGGATGTAAGTCGTATGAAGATTGTAGAACATCTAACCCAAAGGTTGCAGATCAGTATATTAAGTACATTGATTGGTTCAGGAAAAGATTTCCTGAAGATGATACGTTATCATTAGATCAGGTTTTCTTAAAAAGAGCGGCTCTTGTTCCTGAATTTGCAAAAATTGTATGTGTAAGTGTTGCATTTGTCACAGATAAAGATGAAATAAAAAAACAAACATTTTCAGGTGATGATGAAAAGCAACTTCTAAAAGATTGTCAGAAACTTTTAGATAGATGTGGTAAGTTAGATTTTTATCTTTGCGGGCATAATTTAAAGAACTTTGACATACCGATGCTGGCGAAACGTATGATTATAAATGGACTTATGCCTCCTTCTATTCTTCCATCATATGATACAAAACCTTGGGAGATCAAAGCGATAGACACAAAAGAAATTTGGCAATACGGAGCTTACACCTCAATAGGTTCATTAGATCTTTTATGTACAACTATGGATATACCAACACCAAAAGATGGTGAGGTAACCGGAGATAAAGTACATCACGCATATTGGGAAGAAAACAAATTAAAAGAAATTACAGAATACTGCGAAAAAGATGTTGAAGTATTAATACACATAATAAAAAAATTAAAAAATTTAGAGTAACATGATCAACGAAGACATTTCAAAATTTTTTGAAGATGATGATTTTTCAGAAGATAAAATTAACGATATTATGAAAAATATCGGTTTGGATTTAAAATATTTAGAAGAACAATTTGATAATTATCATCCCACAAGAGATGTAAAGTATGAGGTGACAAATGAAGATGCTGTAGAACCGGGATATAACTACCCTTCAGACTCGGGCTTTGATTTATATTCAATAATTGATGGAGAAATAGAACCTTTTGGAAGATTGTTAGTTCCTACAGGGTTGAAATTTAATATTCCTGATGGTACAGAAATTCAAATAAGACCAAAAAGTGGTTTAGCCTTGAACTTAGGGTTAACTGTATTAAACACTCCAGGTACTGTAGATTCAGGATATAATGGGGAAATCAAAGTAATTTTATTCAACACCTCAAAAGAAAAAATTAAAATTCATAAGGGTATGAAAATTGCTCAAGCCGTATTAAGCCCCGTAATTAATGGTGATTGGGTAACACTAACGAGAGTTGAATCGGTTGATAAAAAAGATAGAGATGAAAATGGATTCGGATCAACAGGGATTTAAAAATGTTAAATTATGATAACGATAGGATATAGTACAAGAAATTCAAACCCGACATACAAGGATTACTTACAAAAGACATGTATGTATAAAGAAGTTCAAATTATTGAAAAGATAAACAATGGAGAAAAATCGTTATCTCAGGTTTACAATGAAATAATTGAAGAATCAAATCATGATATTATTGTATTGTGTCATGATGATTTAGAATTTGACACAAAAAACTGGGGGGATAAATTGTTGAGGAGTTTTGAAAAAAATCCTGAGTATGGTATTCTTGGTTTAGCAGGAACTAAATTTTTAGACAAATCCGGACAATGGTGGAAAGTACCACAAACAATGTATGGTATTGTTAATCACAAACATGAAGGAAAAAAATGGACATCAACTTACTCTCAAAATCTAAATGATAAAATTGAAGAAACTGTCATAGTTGATGGGTTATTCATCGCATTTGATAAAACAAAAATAAAACATAAGTTTGATGAATCTATTGATGGATTTCACTTTTACGATTTAGGATTTTGTTTACCTAATTTTATAGATGGTGTAAAAGTAGGAGTTACTTTCAATAACAGAGTCACTCATTTATCTATTGGTCAAACAAATCAACAATGGGAATCAAATAGAATTGAATTCGCAGAAAAATATAAAAATAATTTACCAATGGATATAACAAAAATTGAAGATGATTGTGAGACATTTATTTTTGTCCATGATCAAAGGATAGTTTTGGACTTTGAGGAAAAAGGAAAATTCAAAAATTTCAAAAACTACAAATACGTATTTTTGGGTAATAGAGACATAGATAAAGTTGAATCTTTGCCAAATGTAATTGTAGCAAGAAACTTTGAAAATAATTTAGAAAAGTACCCATTATTTACCGCATTTACAGGATGGTATCTTTTGTGGAAGAATAAATTAATAACTAAGAGATACGTAAACTTATTTGAATATGATATCATTTTAGCCGAAAACGTCCCTCAATCTCAGAGTAAATTCTTTTATGAAAATTGGGAGATGGTTGGATATATACCATTCCCCGCAAATCATAGCCAATACATAAGAGAAAGAAAGTTAGTTGATAAATTATTTGAAGGTATAAAATCAGTATATAAAATTGATTTTGAAAAAACTTTGACAGCAACAATTAGAAATAACCCTAATTTGTTGTGGTCAAGCACAAGTAATATCACAATGAAGAGTGAGATTTTTGATGAGTTTATGAGTTGGTTTGACCCACTTATAGATTTTATAAAAGAAGACACGTATTGTGGACATTCTTTTGAAAGGGCGATATCTTTTTTCTATCTTCTTAAGAGTAAAAAAGTTGCATTAACAAGAGGATTAATACAACACCTTCAAATGAATTCACACGAAACCCAACCTCATAAAATGGATTTTGAAACTGGAATGAAAAAATTAGTTGAAAATCTATGAAGTATCTAAGTTTTAGTTTATGGGGTGATAAACCAGTATATAATATTGGTGCAATTAGAAACGCCGAACTTTGGAAACAAATTTATCCTGATTGGCAAATGGTTGTTTATTATGACAACTCCGTTCCGGATCTTACAATACAAAGTTTAAAAGAATTAAATGTAGAAGTCATTGATGTTACGAATGAAAATTTGTACGGAATGTTTTGGCGTTTCTTGGCTGAAAGTTTACCATATTCAGAATATGCAATTTTCAGAGATGCAGATTCAAGAATAACTTTGAGGGAAAAGTTGGCGGTTGATGAATGGATTAGTTCCGGTAAATCTTTACATGTAATGAGAGACCATCCGGCACATAGAATCCCTTATGGAAATGATTCATTAGGTATTTTAGGCGGTATGTGGGGAATAAAATCGGGAGTAGTTCCTCTTAAAGATATGATCTATAAATCCCAACTTACCAAACAAAACATTTATGGAAATGACCAAGCATTTCTTAAAACTATTTATTCTATCTTTGAAAATGATAGATGCACCCATGACGAGTTTTTTGAAAAAAAACCATTCCCAATATCAAGAGAAATTGGGAGATTCGTTGGTGATAGATTAGACGAAAATGATAAACCAATCGGATATGATTATTTAAGGGTTAGTATATAATGAATAAAATTAATGTTTTTTATCATGTTTTTTGGAAAAAAAATTCAGAATCAATAATAATTGATCAATTTTCTAAGATCAAATTCTTAGAAGAAAAAATAGAAAATATTGATTTTTATATAAATTTTGCGCTAGAAGAAAATTCTATAAAACCTTCTGAAACAATTTTGAACCTATTTGAATCTATTACAAGAAATATTACATTTTCTCCAAGTAATTTATATGAGTTATCTACATTAGATTTACTACAAAAACACGCGATTAAAAATAATGATCAATATTACTTGTATTTTCACACGAAAGGTGCAACAAGAATCTTAGATCAAGATTACGGTAATTATTCGTACAAAAATGTAGAAAATTGGAGAAACATCATGGAACATTTTTGTATAGATCACTATAATATTTGTATTGAAGAATTAAAAAACTACGATATTGTTGGATGTAACTATATACCTTCCGGATCAGTACCTGGATCCACAGCCCACTTTTCAGGAAATTTTTGGTGGTCAAAATCTGAATTCTTATCTTCGTTACCAAGTATATCTGAATATTTGTTAAAAACAACTTCACCTGATAGATTTTTTGCCGAATTTTGGGTGGGTATGGTAAGACATCAGGCAGTATGTCTTTATCCTGTACTAAAACCTATTTTAGAAAAACATAATAGATGTTTTTCTTTCACAGCAGAATCTGATTATAAAAATAAAATAATAAAAAATTACTTTAAAAACTATTTATGACAAAAAGTATAGTATCAATTGGTGTTGTAACATCAATAAATTTAAAAGATAGATATACCTCATGCCAAAATTCATGGGGAAAAGATTTTGACCACATATATTATTTTGGTGGTAATAATGTTGAAAATACTAATCTGATACGGGTTCCTGATGCGAATGAAGATTATAATAGTTTTTTTCCTAAACAACAATATGCATTAAAATTCATGTATGAAAAAAATCCTGAAGATGATTGGTATTGTGTTGTAGGTTGTGACCACGTGCTTTTTAAAGATAGTATCAGTTCTTTTTTACGAGAACAAGATTCTAGTATTGACACCATATTTTGTGAAACATATAACAGATTTGAAAAATTAGATGGTTTAGATTTTGAGGTTTTTGCTGGGGGTGCAGGGTTTTTTTTGAGTAATTCAGCAATGAAAAAAATATATCCTTTCATAGATCAATTCAATAAAGAGTGGTTAGATATGTATATCAATGGAAAACTTGTGGAATCATGCTACGCATGTGGTGATATTGCGATAAGCTATATGGTAAAAAAATTTTTAAATCTGAAATTGACTCATGGTGATGGTATGTATTCTCAATCACCTTCATTTTATTCTAAGTTAATTGATAAACCACTTACATTTCATTATATAAAATCATATGAAATGGAGTCAGTTTACAAAAATTTTTCAAAATGAAATACATCTATCATCATTTAGGTCTAGGTGATCACATAATATGCAATGGACTTTCAAGACACTTTCAAAAAGTATATGATAATATTTCAATTTTCTGCAAACCACACAACTTTGAAAATGTGGAATACATGTATCGAGATAATGATAATATAAAAATATTGAATATTGGTGAGGATAAAGATGTAGAAAAATTTATAAAAGAAAAAAACATTCAAAAAGATGTAATACGAGTAGGTTTTGAATTCATGACCGGGGGTCAAACATTTGATGAATCTTTTTATGTTGGTAAATCTCTCCCTTTCTCTATGAGATACGATGAATTTTATTTAGAAAGAGATTATGAGTTAGAAAAAAAAATTGTTGAAGATCTTAACCCACAAAAAGAAAAGTATATCTTTACACATAATGTAGATCTAAATAAAGTAAGAAAAGATATAAAAATAATTGAAAATCCTAAAAAATATAATATATTTAATTTGATAACATTAATAGAAAATGCCGAAGAAGTCCATTTAATGGAATCAAGTATAAAATGTTTAGTAAACAGTTATAAAATGGATAACCCCACCTTCTATTACCACCAATATGTGAGAAATTATAGTCCGTATTTGAATTCAGTAGGGTTAAATAAATTCAAAATTATATATTAATTTATGTTAAAAATAAGTGTAGATGAAGCTTATGCGTTTGATTTCTTGTCAATTTTAGAGTTAAAAAAACAAAAAGGGTCAGATGTTTCAGAATATCAGGAAAAAATCAAAAATGAATTGATTGAACAAATAGGACATCAGAAATTTGAAGAAATAATTCATTCAAAAGAATATTCTGATTTAACTGAATCCAACAATTTAACCTTTGAAGCCGTCGACAAAGCAAAAACTGATGATGTTTTAGCCAGTTATGTGGACAAATGTAACTATCAAAGAATGATAAGCAAAGAAAGTTTACAAAAAAAGTTTTTTTCTTCTGTTCTAAACGAAAAAAAAATGGGATATGAAAAACTCAAACCAAACGTTTAGGAATATTGTAATAGGGAACACCTCACAGTTATCCTATTACTTCCCCAACGAATATGTAAAAGTTTCATCAAGGAACATAGAAGAAAAAATATATACTAAAAACAATTGGAATAATGTTTTTATATGTTTAGGAGAGTCAAGAAAATATATTGAAAATATAGAAATTTACGATCAAGTCAATTTTCATTTAACTTTAGACATTATAAATAAATTCAAATCAATATCAAACAAAATAGTAATATATTCAACTTGTGAACTATGGAACAAATATGACGGTAGGATAGATTTATCTATGAAACCAAATTTTTACGAAACACCCTATTTAAATTCAAAATATAGAATATATGACTATATAATAAAAAATAAGGAAGAATTCAAAAACGTAGTAATTTTATTCCCCTTTAACTTCAATTCCATCTATAGAGATAATAATTTTCTTTTCGGTAAAGTGTTTAACTCAATAATAAACAAAAACAAAATTGACATAGGTGATACCTATTTTTACAGAGATTTAATACACCCCAAATTTGTAGTGAAAAAATCAATTGAACAATCGGAACACACAATAATTGGATCAGGTAGATTAACTTTTGTAAATGATTTCATTAGAGATATATACGATAATTTTGAATTATCATATGAAGATTTTGTGATAGAAAACAAAAATAAATACAACGAATATGAAATCAAAAAAGAATACTATTTAAAAAGTGATACTTGTTTTTATCCTTATAAGGAACTCTTGAATGACACAATTCAAGATTTGAAAATTAAATTAAAAAATTTAAAAAAATGATTAATACTCCGGGTCAAATTAATTCAAATACTGAAAGAGGAAAAATTTTAATAAAAACCATTAATCAAAAAAATTACGAAACTATAGTAGAAATTGGATGTTGGAATGGTTTAGGGTCAACTTCTTGTATATTAGAAAATATAAAAGAAGATACAAAGTTCTTTTCATTGGAGTCAAATCCTAATTTTTACAAAATAGCTAAAAAAAATTTGTTAAATTTCTTAGATAAGTTTACACTATTAAATGGATCAATTGTAACAAAAGATGAAGTTGAAAACTATACATCTGACATGCAATTAGAAGAACCAAGAAAAACTTGGTTAAAGGAAGATTTGGAAAATTTGGATATGTGTGAATTTGTTTTAGAAAAACTACCTAAAAAAATAGATTTATTAATCTTGGATGGCGGTGAGTTTTCAACCTATTTGGAATGGCAGAAACTAAAAGATATTACTAATACAGTAATTTTAGATGATATCAGAGAAATCAAAACAAAAAAAATATTTGACGAGTTAAAAATTGATGACACATACCAAATGATTGAGTATTCACATGAAGGAAATGGGTTTGCAATTTTTGAAAAAAAATAATTATGGATTTTTTACAATTGAATAAATTTTCAGAACTCCACGATGGGAAACGTATTTTTTTCTGTAAAACAGATTTTATAGTAAGTGATTTTGACACGATATCAAATTTGGATAATGACATAATATTGATCACTGGTAATTCAGATTACCCTATTACAGACCAACATTTAAAAATATTACCTAAAAATGTAAAAAAATGGTATGGTCAAAATATATTAAGTAATAATAATATTGTTGAACCAATACCTCTTGGTATAGAAAATAAAATAGAGAGTTTTAGAAATGGTCATGGGATTGGATATCATGAAAGAGTATTAGAAAAAGAAATATTACTTAATCGCAAATTAAATATAAAACCAAAAAGAAAGATTTATTCAAATTTTCAGATAAACACTAATTATTCACATAGAAACGAAGTAAAACAGAAATGTTTAATTTCAAAATTCATTGATTGGGAGGGACCCAACTTATCACTTAGAGAATTTTTTGACAAAATTCTAGATTATGAAATGGTCGTGTGTCCCGCCGGAAATGGAGTGGATACACACAGGTTGTGGGAAGTTTTATACTCTGATCGCATACCAATCACAATTAAAACCGGAAATTTCAAAATTTATGAAATGTATAAAATGTTTCCAATTATTATTTTGAATTCTATTAACGAACTGAATGATGAAGAACTCATAAACGAAAAGTATAATGAAATTAAAAAAAAACATTTTGATAAAAAAATGTTGGATTGCGAATTTTGGAAAAATAAAATAATTAGTTCAAAATGAGAAAATTAATATATTTCACTATTAGTAATAATCCCGAATACATAAACCTTCTCAAAATATGTTTAGAAAGTTTGTATTATCAAAAGTATGATGGTGACGTACTTTTCATCACCAATTTACAAGAATTACTTTTGAATAGTTTAGAATTTGAAAAAAAACCTTTATTTCTAACTATTGAAACTTCGGGTTTGTTAGAATCTAGTGCAAATAAATTAAAAATTTATAAATACCCAAATTTAAAAGATTATGATAAAATAATTTTTTGTGATGCGGATATAGTTTGGACATCCTCACCTGATAATATTTTTAATAACATAAATGAAGATTTTTTTTATGTAAGTAATGAAAATTCATTAATGTCTGAAGAATGGTGGGGAGGAAAAATATTAACAACTGAGGAAAAATTGATCATAGAAAAAAAACAAATTAAAGGAATTAATGCCGGAATTTTTGGATTCAACTCAAAACTTGTGAATCATCTTGAAAAGATTGAAACTTTTTTATTGCAAAATAAACAATTGGTAAATATATGTTTAGAGCAACCATTTTTTAATGTCTATCTTTTTAGAAACAATTTATATAAAACAGATTTATCAAACATGGTAAGTCACAATGGATACAATCTTAAAGAGTATAATGGGTCGGCATTACATTTTGCTGGCGGTCCCGGTAATTATTCCAATAAATTTTCAAAAATGAAAGAATTTAAATATAAAAATTAAATAATATGATAAATATTTTAAACTCAAGAGATGAATTAATTGAAATTCTTGACAAGAAAAAAAAATTTTGTGAAATCGGCGTTTTCAAAGGGGATTTTTCTAAGTTGATTTTACAAAAAATGGATCCGGAAGAATTACATTTAATTGATATTTTTGAAGGTCAAATGTGTTCAGGGGATAAAGATGGTAATAATATTGTTTGGACTTCCTTAGAATCTGAATATGAAAATTTAAAAAAAACATATTCAGACAATAAAGTCGTGACTTTACATAAAGGATATAGTCAAGATATTCTTGAAACTTTCCCTAATGAATATTTTGATTATATTTACATTGATGGTGATCATTCTTACGAAGGGGTGAAAAAAGATTTGATAATTTCTTTTAAAAAAATTAAAAAGGATGGACTTATCTGTGGTCATGATTATTCTAAAGCTATGTTTCCTGGTGTTGTGAGAGCGATTGATGAATTTTGTAATCAAGAAAATTATGAAATGAAATATCTTACAAAAGATGGTTGTCCATCATTCTGTTTAACAAAAAAGTAAAAAAATATGAACCTTGAAAAATTCATAAAACTTGTCAGTCCCTACTCAATGACATCTGTTGAAAGAATATCTGAGTTATATAATTCTTTAGAGTACATACGTAAAGAAAGAATAAGTGGTGATATTGTAGAATGTGGTGTTTGGAAAGGAGGTAATATACTAGGTATTATTGAATATCTTAATTTTCACGAAATTTTTGACAAAAAAGTTTGGTTGTACGATACTTTCAGAGGGATGACTGAACCCGAAGAAGTTGACATTGATTTAAACAACCGTAAAGCTTCAGATATTTTACCTCAAGTTTTTTGTTATTCTTCTTTAAGCGAAGTAAAAAATAATTTATCTTCCTCTATGTTTCCTAAAGAGAACATAAAATTTGTAGTAGGAGACGTTTGTGAAACTTTAGATGAGTTGTCAAATACTCCTGAAAATATATGTATTTTAAGATTAGACACAGATTGGTATAAATCAACAAAAAAAGAACTTGATGTTCTATACCCAAAATTAGTTGATCGTGGGATTTTAATTGTAGATGACTATGGACATTGGGCGGGTTCTAAAAAGGCCGTAGATGAATATTTTGAATCTTCGGGAATCAAATATAAAATTGAAAAAATTGACTATACAGGAATTAAAATTTTAAAAAAATATGACTAACAAAATTATAGAAATTTTAGAAAAACATCAAATAAACGGATTTAATCATAGAGGTGGTACCGATAAAGCTTCAGACCATAGTTACGATAACTTTTACGCCGAAAGTTTTGAATCATATCTCAATAAAAAAACAACAATTCTTGAGATAGGGGTACAATACGGTGGGTCATCCTTACTGTGGCATGATTATTTACCCCAATCACAACTGGTTTTAGTTGATATTAAAAATCAAGTAAATGAGTATATATTTTCGTCAATGAATCCTGAAAGATATGTGTTTTACGAAATAGATGCCTTCAAAGACGAAAATCTTAAATTTTTATCTGATACGTACCCTGAAGGGTTTGATATAATTGTAGAAGACGGCCCACATTCTTTAGATTCACAAATATATACACTACAAAATTATTTACCTTTACTCAAAGAAAACGGAATTCTAATAATAGAAGATATTCAAGATGGTAATTATGTTAAAATATTGATGGAAAGTATTAAAAATATAGAACACAAAAGCATAGAATTAGTTGATCTTAGACATATAAAAAGGAGATATGATGATTTACTAATTGTAGTAAAAAAATAATTTAATTTATGACAGAAAGAAAAAAAAGAACAACAGTAAAAAAAGAAGAAACTCAAACTGAGTTTAAACCAAAATTAACTAAAAAAGAACAGATAACTCAAATAATTAAAAAAAAGACAAAGGAAAAATTTTTATCTGAGAGTCAAAAAATATACTATGATATTTTAACTAAAAATCAAATCACTATTTGTTCAGGACCTGCCGGTGTTGGTAAAAGCTATATATCCATGAAAGCGGCTGTTGATCTTTTATCAGACCCAACAACACCCTACGAAAAAATAGTAATTGTAAGACCCGCAGTAGAAGCCGAAGAAAAATTAGGATCACTACCGGGAAATGTGGAAGAAAAATTAGATCCGTATATTTTCCCTTCTTATTATCTTCTTAATAAAATTATAGGTAAAGAGGCTCGCGAAAAACTAAAAGAAATTGATGTTATTGAGGTTTTTGCATTAGCTTACATGAGAGGAATGAACATAGATAATACTATATTAATTTTTGAAGAAGCTCAAAACGCAACTCCCGGACAAATGAAATTACTATTGACAAGGATCGGATTCAATTCTAAATTTTTTATCTCAGGGGATTTGGAGCAGTTTGATAGACACAAAAACAAAACTCAAACAGGATTGTGGGACGCCTTAAGAAAACACAAAAACACTGATGATGTCGGGATCTTTCAATTTAAAGATGAAGATGTTGTAAGAAATCCTTTGATATCCAAATTATTAAAAAATTACGAAAATAATGAGAATAGCGATTGATATAAATGGTGTTTTAAGAGACACTGTTGGAAAAATATCCCAATTATATCAGAAACATTTAGTAGACGAAAGCCAAAATGATTCTGATACTGAAACTTATCAATTAGATTCATCAGGTAATACGGAGTTAGAAATCTTCAAACCGTTCAAATATGAGATCTTAAGTGAAATCACCTCATTGAATTTAAGAGAACATTTTGCATTTCAATCAGATGAAGAACTATACGATTTTATGTATAGAGATTTTCCTATGCAAATATTTGGTCATGCAGGATCTACTGAAATGTCTTCTATGAACGATTTAAATGAGTTTTATTTAGACATTAGAGATAGTCATGACTTACTAATTGTTTCAGATGAAATAGGTAAATCAAAACCCGCAACTCTTTTTTTTCTCTCAAAATTTGGATGTTTATTAGAAAAAATAAAATTTTTTAGTAATTCCACTAAAAAATCTATGTGGGATGAATTAGACATTTTACTTACTGCTAATCCTGACTTATTATTGAATTACCCCAAAAATAAAATTATTATAAAATTTGAAACTTCATACAATAAAGAAATTAAGAATGATCTGACAATTTCATCTATTAAGGAGTTAAAATCTATAATCAAAAATTTAAATTTATGAGTATGTTAGAAATAATGAATGAACATTACTTTATAGATACTGATGAAATTGATAAGTATGTTATGATTGATAATCCAATCAGCGGTTTAACCGGAGAACATCACATCAATATTGTTAGGTATGAATCAATAAAACTTATGCTAGAAGTGTTAATGGACGGAGGTGAAGAAATTGATGAGTCATTAGGTTCAAAAAGTTCAAAACATCTTTCTATACCATTTAGATTGGCATTTAACACCTTATTGAATAAAAGAATAATTAAATCATATTAATCATGGATCAAAAAGTAGAAAAGTTAGAAAAATCAATTGAAAACCTAAAAAATAAAAGTTCTAGAATTTATCTATTTGTTCAGGATACAAAAGGAAATCCTAAAGCCGGAGTTAGATACATTTATCAGTTAGGTTTTGCCTTAAAAAAATCAGGGTTTAACCCAATAATCTTACATGAAAAACCTGATTACACGGGTGTTTCTGAATGGTTAGGTGAAGAGTATATGGAATTACCTCACAAATCAATTGAAGGTCAAAATTTAGAAATATCACCTGAAGATTTAATCATTATTCCTGAAATTTATGGTTTTGTAATGGAACAAATTAAGGATTTACCTTGTGGTAAAGTTGTTTTATGTCAAGCATACGACCATATGTTAGAGACACTTCAACCTGGATATGGTTGGGCTAATTACGGATTCTTAAAATGTATCACAACGTCTGAATTTCAAAAAGAATACATTTCAACAGTTATGAGGAATGTTTCAATTGATGTTTTGACACCTATGATCTCGGAGAGCTTTGAAACAAACAAATATCCACCCAAACCTTTTGTGGCGGTACATTCAAGAGATCCGAGAAAAACGATTAATTTCATTAAAACTTTTTACCTTAAATTTCCACAATATAGATGGGTAACCTTCAGAGATATGAGAGGTTTGAGTGAAAGTGATTTTGCAAATTTCTTGAAAGAATGTTTTTTAAGTGTTTGGATAGATGAAACAAGTGGTTTTGGTACATTTCCTTTGGAATCAATGAAGTGCGGAGTACCGGTTATAGGAAAAGTACCTACATTATATCCGCATTGGTTAAACGCTGAGAATGGTATTTGGATTACTGAAGACAATAAATTACCTGATTTCGTTGCCGATTTCTTACAAAATTGGTTGGAAGATAACATAAGTCCCGATCTCTATGAAGGTATGAAAAAAACGGTGGATTCTTTACCAAATAAAGAAACTTTTGAAAATAATGTGGTCACATTATTTACTGAATATTTAGAAATTAGAGAAAAATCTTTCACAGAACAATTAAACAAATTAAAAACTGAAGAAAATGGATAATAAAATTGACGTATCAATAATTTTACCAATAAAGACAGCCACGGCTAGAGATTTTGACGACTATTTGAAAAAAGCAATTGATTCTATCATCAATCAAAAAGTTTCTGTAAATGAACTTGTTATAGTTCATACAGATGAAGAACTTTTAGAAACCAAATTGAACAATTATGATTTCGGTAGTTTAAATGTAAAAAAAGTCAAATGGATTGATGAACCAAATTTTGCAAAACAAATGAATGCCGGAATTGAATCCGCATCTTCAGAATGGGTTTCATTTTTAGAATTTGATGATGAATACTCCGGTATTTGGTTTGATAATGTAAAAAAATACATAGATCTTTACAAAGATGTAAAAGCTTTTTTACCTATTGTTATTGATGTTGATGAAAAGGGTTTGTTTGCTGGATTTACAAATGAAGCGACTTTCGCATCTAATTTCAGTCAAGAGGTAGGTTTTTTAACAAATGAAACTTTACATAATTTTCAAAACTTTCAAACTGCGGGTATGGTAGTCAAAAAAGATATCATCAAAGAATATGGAGGCTTCAAAGGAAATTTTAAACTAACCTTCGTATATGAATTCTTATTAAGATTAACTTTTAATTCTGTCAAAATAATGACCATCCCCAAATTGGGATATAAACACGTCAATCTCAGAGAAGGATCTATTTTTTGGAACTACAAGAATGGTGATAACATCTTGACTGAACAAGAAGTTAAATTTTGGATAGAATCCGCGAAAAAAGAATATTTCTTCAAAGACGAAAGACAATTGAAATTTACGCCTCAATTTTAATGGAATCTTATGAACTGACCGGAATTTCTATAAGTAATGAAACAAAAAAAAGAGGTAGAAGATCAAAACAAGAGAATTATTTTGATGTAAAAGAAGAAATGGCCGTTAGAATGTTTTTACAAGAAGAAACATTTGAAGGTAGAAACAAAATTTATAATCAATACTTAAGGGATCCCTTAGACAAAATGATATCTTCAATTATTAGAAGGTATAAGTTGTATAGAAAGGATATGAATTTTGAAGAAATTCATGCGGATACTCATTCCTTCTTGATGACGAAAATTGATAAATTCAAACCATCAAAGGAAAAAAAGGCGTATTCTTATTTCGGTACTATTTGTAAAAATTATCTGATGGGTCAGATAATTAAAGACCAAAAAGAAATGAATAGAAAAATATCTTATGAAGATATTTCATCCTCTATTGAAGAAAACGTTAAATATTCATATACAATAGAAGAAAATGATTTCAGTTCTGAAAATATAATCATTCAGTTTAAAATAGACTTGAAAAATTATATCAATAAGCAACAACTAAACGAGAATGAAAAGAAACTTGGAATTGCTCTTTTAGATATTTTTGATAACTATGAAAGTTTAATATCAAATACAGATAACAACAAATTCAATAAAAACATCGTTTTACTCTCCTTAAGAGAAATGACAAATTTGACCACTAAAGAAATAAGAAATTCAATGAAAAAATACAAAAAGTTATACGTGGGTCTTTTAAGTAACATTTTAAAAAACTAAGTCAGAATATTTATAGATTATGAGTAGACCAAAGAAAAAAGAAATAAAGTTCACTAAGGATTCAATTTTATCCATAATGCAAGAAATTTATAATGAAATTGTGGAACAAAGGAATACTGCAATACGAATACAAAATAAAATGTTGTCTTTAATGAAAGATTCTGAAGACATGCAAACCATCGGTCCAGTCATAAAAGAACAACAAAAAATCATAAATGACTGTGTAGAAAAAAAACTGACATTATCAAAACTACAATCAACAATTTGGGAGAAGAATAGTAAAGAACAAGAAGATTTTACTTTGGAAGATTTGGATGAAGATTTAGTTCAATCTATAATCCAAAAAGACGTTGATAGAGATAATCAAATTTATAAATTGAATAAGTGATGTCTGTAGATTTACAAAATTCATATGGTAACGTAGAGAGTAAGATAAAGGCTGCAAATACTTTTTTAGAGGTATCAAAAGACAGAAAAAAAATACTCAATGATCAGCTTAATAATTTGACTAAAAAAAATGATCAAATATCAAGCTCAATTGATCAATTAAAAGAACAAAAAAAAAGGTTTCAGAGAGAGGTTAAATCTCAGTTGAGTCAGTTACTAGATATTTCACAATTCAATCTTGGTAACGGATCCTCAACTATGAGGTATATTAAATCAAAATTTGTACAAGCTGCTCTGAATATAGAACCAAAAGTTGCAAAAATACTTCTGAATGAAACAGTGAAAACTTTAGGATGTTCACAACAACAAACTTTTCCGGATGGATTAGGGTTTTACATTAAAGTAAGTAGTGTTGATATACAAAATCTACTGAAAAGGGACCCGAACGATGAAGTCGCAGCTCTCGCTTATGAAAAAAATCCACCATCTAATAATCAAAGACCCTATAGTATGAATAGGGCCTTGTGGGAATGCACTCAAAACGTAAACGTACCGATAGATATTTTTGGAGTTTCAGGTAATAAACTTTTTGAAATTTCATACGTAACAGTTGCTCAACCCGGAAACATTAGTGGTGATTTTTTTAGAGTTGTTCTCGCCGGTGGATCAATAAACAACCTGAATAAAGTTGTGGATTTTTTAGTTGATTATTATAGATCCATTAAAGTTGTTGATCTTTCAAACATTTTTTTTCAACTGATTGATTTAATATCCGGGGCATTTTCTTTTTCTCTAAGTATCGGAGTGGGGGAACTAGAAATAAAAAGTAAATTTTCTATAATTTTACAAAGAATTTTAGGATTATGTTTTGACTCAAAAAAAGAAATTGATGTGACCGGAAACTCAAAGGTTTCAGAATTAGATGGAATAGACCAAAGTTTTTTTGAATTCAATAGTATTGATTTGAGAAATATAGAGTCACAAATTTCAAATATAAGAAATGGAGTAATGGAATTTGAAGATTGCGAAAACGTATTTTTACCTGTTGACTCACAAAGTTTAATAGACGCAATTTTAAGTTTCAACAGAGCAGACAATATTAACGACCAACAAGAAATTGCCGAGTCTTTAACTTCTTCAATAACAGATAACCCTAAGTGGAAACTTTTGTTCCCAAATAGTTTTGATTTAGATCTAAAGATTGATTTGAGTTTTTTGGAAACATTACCTAAAGCGATTATGTTTGCATTATTAACACCGAAAGTTATACTCCCATTAGTGATAATGTCAAAAGCTTTGGGGCAACTTATTTCAGATGAAATAGAAGATTTCATGACTTTTGTTAAAAGTTTCTTCAAATTTAGTCTTAATGTAATGTCTAAAATTGCCGCCTTATTTGTTGAAGAACTTTTTTATATTATTGAAAAAGACATAAAAGTAATTGCTAGACAAATTGTAAGTGAAATCGCAAGGGAAACTGCCAGTAAAAAATTAGCAATAATCCTAAAACTCGTTGAATTATTATTAATAGTGGCTAAGTTTGTTGATGATTGGAGAAAATGTAAAAGTGTTGTTGATGAAATTTTAGCTTTGTTGGCTTTTATCGGAAACCCTTTAAAATTACCCGGTCCTTTACTTGCAGCCTCAAGTTTACTTCCAGGATTTTCTTCTGCGAGAGCTAATATCAATATGATTGAAGAATTCCAAAAATTAGGATTACCGACAGGGGCCATGCCGGATGGTAGTCCAAATTTAATGTTGACAAGTCTTTTTGGTTCAATGAGCGCAATGCAAAAAGAGGAAAATGAAAATGGTAAAGTACAAGTTTTCACTCCACCATTGACTATGACTCCGGGTGGATTAACCATAGGTAATGGTAATAGTTTTGGTAAAAAAATGTAAAGATGGAAGAACGAGATAAAGTAAATGAAATACTTAAAAATATCACTGACAGTACAAACAAAGAACTAATATTTTGCTTGGAGTTTTTCAATAACGATTTTGAACAAACAAAACAAAGTATTATTAAACTCACAAGTCATTTGGACAAAACTGAACTACTATACAACAAGGTCCTGAAGGAATATGAAAAAAGAACAAAATAATTTTCTTAATGGATAAAAAATTTATATATACAGGAAAAGTGAAAAGTGTTAATGACCCTCTAATGATGAACAGAGTGAGAGTCAGTTTTGACACAATAATTGACAATGCAAATGACCAATCAATATTAGATGGTGTTCCTGACACTTATGATGGTAAAGAAACAAAAGATTCGGGTGACTTGAAACCTGAATTTCAGTGGACAAAACTTGATCCATTTTGTTGTTTACCTTTGATTCCTGTCCTTCTAAAAACAACACCAAAAGTAGGTGAATCAGTTAATATAATGTGGCCAAATCCTGAATATAAATTTGGAGAACAATATTATATTCAGGGTGTTTTTTCTTCAATTCTAACTTCTTATAGGGAAGATGCTGCATCATCAAGATTATTCGCATCAAGAGATAGATTACAGGGCTCGGTATATTTGAAAAATCCCGAAAATGGAGAATATTATTTAGAAACTCAGAAGGGAATCTTTGCGGAACCGGACGATGTTGCCTTACAAGGAAGAGGAACTTGTGATTTGATTCTCAAAGATGATGATGTCATTTTAAGGGCGGGTAAAAGTAAGTCCTATCCATTAAATAGGAACACTCCTATTGAATTTAAAAAAACTAGAAGTTTCCTGCAGCTATCAAATTTTTCAGATAGAATAAACTTCAATGGTAACATCCCACAATTAAGGTTAGAACCTAATGTTCAGTTTGTAAAAACTTTAATTGAATGGAACATAGGTCGTCCCGAAAATTTACAAGACAACTTTGATTTAGAGGTTTATATTTATGGGTTACCAGAAAATTCCGCTTACACTACGAATCAAATTACTATTTCTTCGGAGATAAATGATATGGACAAAGCATTAATTTTGAAATTAACGTACAATAATCTCACTTCACAACAAATTATTGACAAAATAAATAAAGTATTGAAACAATCTGATAATGCCAAAATAAATTTAGACCCCTATCCAATAACAAGAATACGAAAACCTCATCCTATAGTTTTCAGACCAAACAAAATGACCTACAAGTGGATATCAGATGCCAATAACTCAACCTTACCTGAATACAAAAATGTAATAAAAATCGCAGAAAAAATTAAATTCAAAAAAGAAGGAAAAGAAGGTTACGGATTATTATTTTCACCTTTTTTAGTCGGACAACAGACCACACCAAGAATTGATTATACGAAAGATATAAGTAGACAAAATGTTTCAACAACATATGGTGTAATGGGTGCCGATAAATTAGTTTTTTTATCCCATGAATCAGAAATTAATGGTAAAAAAATTATTTTGGACGAATCAACAGCGGTTAAGTTGGAACAAGGATTTTTAGCTGAAAGTGTTTTACCATATACTAATTCACTTGTGAGAGGTGAGGAACTGATCAAATTTATGAATTTAATTGTAAAATTTTTGATCAGTCATGTCCACGCATTTCCTGGTTTACCACCAGTTCCTGTTGCAACTGACGGGACTTCAAGTGCCAAAATACTAACAGAACTACAAAACGCAAATAAAAAGATCCTCAATCAAAACATTAGGATTAATTAATTGTTTTATTGATATTTATTGTTAAAAGATTATGTCCATACATAGGTCATATTTTAACAAAAATAATACGATATTATTTGAAAGTACTTTAAATACCGGTAGAAATCCTGTAACGGATATCTATTACGGATCTAATAGAGAAAGTATTTCACCTCAAGGGTTCAGTAGATTTATATTCAATATAGATTTTACAACATTATTTCAAAAGATTTTAGATGGTACTATAAGCACAAGTTGTGTTGATAATTTGACACATACATTGACGATGACCAACACAATCAAATTCAATGAGGAACTTTTGAATTCATTTAATTCAGACGAAAGAAAAAGAGCCAGTTCTTTTGATTTGATATTATTCAGAATACCAAAAACATTAGGTGTAAACGGAAACCCACAAAATTGGGATGAAGGAGTTGGTTACGATTTCAATGATACTAGTAGAGCTCTTAACAACTTTGTTGGTGTACAATTGGTCACAGAACCATTAGTTGACAATCCTGTTTCTGATAGGCCTTCAAATTGGTACCAAAATACAAACTTGGATTTTTGGTCTGAGGAAGGAATGTATAGTAATAAAAATACTTCATCATTTGTCAATTATGATGACTTAGTAATTGTAGATATTCAACATTTTGATAAAGGAAATGAGGATATCAATTTTGATATGACCAATGAAATAAATGGAATTATCAACGGATCTATAACCGACGTAACCGGATGGGGTATAGCTTTCAGACCTGAGTTTGAAAACATTACCGGACTTACATCTAACTATAGTGTTTCATTTTTTACAAGACACACACAAACTTTTTACGAACCATACCTGTTGACAACATATAATGATTTAATAGAAGATGATAGAAATTTATTTGTTGAAAATACCCCTAACAAACTTTATTTGTTCGCATATATCAATGGAGATTATGTGAACTTAGATGAGAATCCTTCAGTAACTATTTTAGACCCCAATGGAGACCCTATTCCAACATTAATAGGTCTACCTACATGTAGAAAGACAAAAGGGGTTTATGAGGTTCAAATTCCTCCTATAAATGGATTTAAAACCCCTTGTCAATTTTCTGATGTTTGGTCTAATGTAAAGTTGAATGGTGAATTATTACCTAACATAGAAAATGAATTTACATTATTACCTTATAAAAACAAAATAATGTTGGGTGTTCAATCTAAAGAACCTGAAATTTATGGGTTTGATTTTTACGGAATAAAACAAGATGAAAAAATATTGAACACTGATATCAGAAAAGTGGGGGTAGTAATCAAAAAAGCTTACACAACCAAACATCTACTTCAAAATGTGGATGGATTTTATAGAATATACGTTAGAGAAGGAAACACAGAAGTTCAAGTTCAGGATTGGACCAAACTTAATAGGACCACTAACGAATACTACTTTATATTTGACACAAGAGATAAAATACCAAACGAGTATTTTGTAGATATTAAAGTAAACACAAGTGGGATTGTAGATACTTATAAAAGAACAATAAAATTTCAAATTGTAAATAAAAAGTAACATGAAGAAAAAACCTATAAATCCATACGATTTCAAGTATAAAAAAAATGATGAAGATTTATCATCGGAAGATCCTTTAATTTATTCTATTGACACATCTGATACAATAGACGATGAAGAAACTTATGACACTGAATTTGAAAATGATTCCAATGACTATGATACACCGGAAGGTTATGAAGCATTTGACGATTACGATGAAGAATTCCAAGACAAAATGAGATCTAAAGGACGTAATTACAAACAAGCCATCGGAGGTAGAAGTGAAAAATGGAAAGAACAAAAACCTTACTCTCCAATAAAATCTGATGACCTACCTTTAGACAAATATTTAAAAATGAAAGGAGAAAAACATGTTGAAGAAAGTTATCTTCAAAAAGTTATCAAAAAGGTTTTGAAGGAACAAAGAAACGATAGATACATGTTTTTCCAAAATTTAGAACAAATCAAAAGACAATGTGATTTGTTATTAGATATGGATGAAAATATGATTTCACAAGTTTTAGAAAATGGTCATGATTGGGCTCAAGATCATGTTGCAACTGCCAAAGAGTCAATAGACCAAGTATTTGATTTTCTGACAAACGAAGCCGACACGGATTTTGATGTGATATCTGATGACTCTGATATGGTTTCAGAAGGAAGAAAAAAAACAGGAACCAAATTATGTGCTAGAGGTAAGTCAGCAGCAAAGGCTAAATTTAAAGTTTACCCCTCAGCATATGCAAACGGATACGCTGTACAAGTTTGCAAAGGAAAAATGCCAGGAACTGATGGTAAAAAAAGATGTTCCCCACCTTATTGTTAAATTAAAAAACCCCTCTTAAACGAGGGGTTAATTTTTTATTCAATTCCCATTAGTTCAAGATCAAAAATCAAAGTTTTTCCGGCTAATGGATGATTACCATCCAAAATTACCGACTCTTCTTTAATCTCTTTAACTAAGACATTTACAGGTCCTTGTGGTGTTTGAGCTTGTAAAGTATGACCAACCTCAACATTTTCAGGAACCTTGTTTTTAGGTACTTCAATTACCATCTGTTCATTTAATTCACCATAAGCATTTGATGGTTCAATTGTAATTGTTTTTTTAGAACCAACTTCCATATCAATTAAACCACTCTCAAACCCTTTAATCAATTGATTTTGACCTAAAGTCGCTTTCAATGGTTGTCTGTTATTCAATAAAGAAGAATCAAAGACAGTACCGTCTTCTAATTTACCTGTGTAGTGGACACTAATTGTGTCTCCGTTTTTTACTTTTGACATATGTTTTTTTTTTAAGAATAACAAAAAAAAATTAGAAAAAGAAATTATTTTTAATTATTTTTTTTTAACTTTGATATATGGACAACAAAGAAATTGTAGGTTACATCCCAAGATTATTATACAAAGTTTATTTATTTTTAAAAAATAAATTTGATCATCCAAAACCCATTTCAGAAGAACAAATAATTTGTTTTGAAATCTGTAAAAAATTAATCCCTTTAAAAGACACAAAAATTACAAGCGCACCATTGTCAAATAAAAGATATTTGAAAAATGATTCTCTGAAAATGTTTGTTGTGATTGAAAACAGAATGGCGTCAATTATCAACGATAGTTATAGATACGATGTATATTTTGAGGAGGATAAATATTATTTTGAAATAATACAACTCATAGATAAAGAACAAGAAAGAAAAAGAATTGAATTGGAAGAGGAAATAAAATCAAACATTGAATATTCATTAAAAAATATTCTGAGTAATTTAGATAAACATACGTCTCAAAATATTTTTGATTAAATTTTCTAAAACTATATCCTCTGAAGTTTTTTTCTTTGGTTTGTAGGAAACCATGGTAGGTTTATTTCCTTTACCGATTTTGGGGTCTGATTTTTCGGCCCTTCTTTTTTGCTGACATGCAGATCTTTTTTGTGCATCAGTCATTTTAGCCGCAACACCCGCCGCTCTACATTTAGGATATGATCCCGGTTCTGCTTCAGGTCTACCACAAGGGGGATGTCCTCCACCTTCCTTTTTTCTACAAATATTAACCCATGGACCTTTAGGTTGACTACTTCCTTTTGGTTTTTTTTTCGTTCCGAACCAAACCGCAAGATCCTCATTCAAAGGTTTAGTTTTTTGTTTAGGACCATTTCCACCATTGATATTATCACCATCTGTGTCATTAAGAGTTGGGTGTTTTTTTAAATAGTTAGCAATTTTTTTTGATAATTTTTCCATTTGTGCGGCTTTCTTTTTTGAAACATTCAATTTTCCATCATAACTATCATGTGCGAGTTGAGGGTTGTCGTATTTGGAAACTTTTTTATTGTAGGGTTCTAATGTTTTTTTACCCCATAATTTCAGACCCATGACTAATGGGTTTCTATATCCACCAGCATTTCCGGCGGAAGTTGCTTCATTTATTTTCTTGAAATTATTAGACATTATTAAAAAAAATAGTTATATTATAAATATCTAATAAGTAATGTTTATGGATCACAAAGAGGAAAATATCCCAAATTATGATATCCCGATGGGTATACTATTTGATAATATCAATTTTTACAAAAATGAAGACATTGAAAAGTTTATAAATAATTTAACTTATGAACAAGCTTTATATTGTTTAATTCAGGCTGCCCAATCGGCCTATAAGAGAAATGCGTACTCATTATTAGAATCAGAATTATTATCTAAAGCTTTAAGAAAAATTTCTACACCAGATATTCAGGAAAATTAGTTATCTTTACATTCTAAATTTAAAAAAGATGAAAAAACAACTGATCACACTAGTATTCCTTGGATTCTCCTTCGTTAGTTTTTCTCAAGTCAGAAAACCAACAACTAATGATAATATCTACAATTATCTTTCCGAAATTTTAAATGTTAAAGTAAGTTTCTACTTATTGAATGGGTATAAAACAGAAATAAAAGATTCGTTGAGGTATGAACTTTCAATGATAGGAGTTTTGGATACTTTAAGTAACAAATATTCTTATTATTGCAATGAATCTCTTGATTCATTATTTAAAAAAAATAATTTAACATTTCCATTAACGATACCATTAAAAAATGTTGCAACTCAAGAAACTAATTTAGTTGTACTATCTGTTAGAACCCACTCAAGAAGAAACTGTTCAATTGATTAATTTATTTACAAATTATTTGAAACTCCCAGTTAGTATTACCATTTGGAGCAAAGTTGATTACTGTTAGTTTTTGTGGTTTTCCCGGTGTATCCACTTTGATTGGTCCGACACTGAATCGTGGGCTAAGAATATCACCATTCAGATAACCCCATGGAAATTCATCACCTAACTCTTTCAATAATAAGTTTAAATCATTATTTTTTCTTTTTGAATTATGGTAGTTTGACATTGATGTCCACCAACTATCATTTTTATATGGTGAATTTAAAAACAAATTATGAAAAGAAGTAATATTCCAACTGTTGAACGCCGAAATTAAGTTTCGTCTTAAAAATGTTATGTCAGGTATAGTTATTGAATACCCTTGTGAAGATAAGGTTTCTGGTAGATTTGTACCATATTTTGTTCTTAATGCAGTTCCTAAAAATATTCTAGTCCATGGAGCGTCAACACCTCTGAACTTTCCAGAATTATTTTTGAAGTTAGTATTTCCATCCAAACTAAAATATAATATATCTGGCATGTCGTATGTATAGCCATCTATTGTGAACTCACCTTTTTCAATGGTTAATTCAGTATCTATTGATACTGTAAAATCCTTTGTCACATCTCCAAAACCTTGTAATCCGGAGGATGTTAATGATTCTTGACAACTTAAAGTATTACCGGTAGTTCCTGTTAGTGGAATTGATGTTTTTTCTCCGATACCTTTAATTTGAAATCTAACAAATTGTTCTTTTTCATATAGAGGTATTTTAGCTTTATCTGTATGATCCCCACTACCGGGTCCTCCATATGGTGTTGTACCAATTTCGATTTGATTTACATCAGTTGGAGCATTAATTACTAAAACCCCGTTTTTTATTTGTTCGGGAAAAATTTCTTCAAAATACTTTTTAACACTATTTGCTCTTGCCAATGCTAAACTTCCTTGTTGTTTAAATTTTTCTGGGTTTGTAACTCTAGATTCTCCACCTTCAATTTTCACTTCAAATTTAGAATAAGATGTGTTTTCCGAAATAAATTTTTCAATTTGAGGTTTTAATTTTTGTATGTCTGCTTTAACGGCTTCCGATTCATAATCGGCATATCCGAAATGTTGACCCAAATTCACAGGTCCAAATTCCGAAGGATCTGGGTTTTCAGTTTGTTCAAATATTAAATATTGTTTTTTTGTTGCCGTTTCATGCAATCTCAAAATTCTATTTTTTTCTTCTTGAGATACCTCAAATAAGTTTTTTATCATAACAATTATTTTTTAATAAATACTTTATTATTTAAAAATAACTATATTATATTTATAATAAAACCTTAGTTATGGAAAATTTATTATCTTTAACTTGGTACATTGATTCTCCATTAGATTCAGAATATAAAGAATATTTACTTTTTTCATATCTACAAAAAGTGGATTATGATTTCCATAATAAAGTTTTATCACCTCATCTACTTCATTTAGAGAGAATTATTGATGAACTAATTGGATTTGAATCCTCCTTTTCTAAAATAAAAATCACATTTGATAAAAACAGATATGTTTTTTTTGAAAACATAAAATTGGAAGGTGAGAACAACGAAATTTTATATGAGATAAAAGATCTGATTTCCTTTTCTATACCACAAATAGAACCTAGAATAAATTTAGGTTATAAAATACTTAAGAAATATAATCAAGTTTTATATTGAAAACTATAAAATTTTGGTTTCAGGTATCAATACAATGAATTTACCTTCATACCCATCATATCTCAAAAGTTTTATAATATAATCTAAAAAATTATGAGCTAAAATTAAAATATAGTCAACTTGAGAGCGTTTCAATTCTTCTCTTGAAACTATTTCAATACCAGTACCCGGGATAAATTTATTTTGTTTTATATAAGTATCATCAATTACATAATCTATGATTTGATAATCAATTTGAGCGGCATTGAGAAATACACAACCTTTAGCCGCCGCTCCGAAACCGGCTATTTTATAACCTTGATTTTTCAATGAAACTAAAAAATCTTTAGTCTTTTCAAATTTATTTTTTATTTTATCCCCCCATTTAACATAATCCTCTAAAGTAAACTTTTCATTTTCTAATATAGGAGGAATACTATAATCACAAGGTTGGAAAGCTTCGCCTAGCTCTCCTTTATGGGATATTAATAATCTCATTGTTCCTCCGTGAATAGGATATTGTACTGCTTTTATAATCCTTAAATTATATTTATCAAATAATTTAGTTAATGGTTCTACTAAATAATAATAGATGTGTTCATGATATATTTGATCAAATTGATCTGTTTCCATACTTTTTTTCCAATATGGGAATTCTAAACACCAAATCCCGAATTTATCTAAGCTCAAAGAAATTCCTTGAACGAAACTTTCTATAGGTTTAGTATGTTGGAAACAGTTAGTTGTTGTTATCAATTTGAATTTACGATCAATTGATTGAGCTAAATTTGAATTCCAAAATTGATTCAGTGATGGTATACCATTTTTTTCGGATTCTATAGTAAGGTTTTTTGATGCATCAATATTTAAAACATTTAAATCAGGTTTAAAACTTAGAAAAGTTTTTAATAAAGTTCCATCATTTCCACCAATATCTAAAATATTGTCACCTCCTTTCAATTGTAAATACGTATTCAGAAACCAAAACATTTCTTTACAATGTTCAATATATGGTTGAGAAACACTTGATTTATATAAATAATGATTATACAAAATTGTGGGATCCACTTCAATAGTCAATGTAGATAATTGACTCTTCATGAAAACTTGAACCGCCAATGGAAATTTATCACAATTTAGGGAATCCTCTCTTGTATTATTTAAATTATTTACCAAAGGCATTAAACCTAAGTCCAAATAAACGATTTTTTTATCGTCACCGGTTATTGGGCACTTATCTATTTCACAATAATTTATCATTTTTTAATAGAAAAATACTAACAATATAATAAATGTCAAATAAAAAAAAAGGGACAATTTCTTGTCCCTTTTGTTATTTGATTAGAGAATATTATCTCAACTCTTGTAAATCAAACGTTCTAACACCATCAACTTGAATACGTCCGTAGAAACGGTTGTTAACCATTTTCTTAGCGTATCTCGTCATAATACCCTTGATAGGAGTAAAGTTGAACGGATTGTACATTGTAGGTGTTAATTGAAGAGGTACATAAGGAGCGTAGATGTAACCTGTATCAAGAAGTGATGTACCTTTGTGACCCATCAATACTGTGTTTGGTGGGAAGTAAGGATCACGATATACTTGGTATCTACCTGCAAGAGTACCTACTCTTTCAATACCCATGTTGTACTGATCTTGCTCCGGAGAAGCGTTTGAAACGTGGAAATACTCTAAATCATCAAATATTGCACTGATTTCAGAAGAAACCACGATCCAGTTAGCACCACCTCTAAGAGTTGATTTGTGGATCTGTGCAGATACTTGGTTGATTGCTGTGATAAGAGTTTGGTTCCAATCTTTCTGAGTGTAAGATGTAGTAACACCGAGTCTTTTCCAACCGTTGTAATCCCATCTTAAAGTCCAAGCCGCGCCTTTTCTAAGATCTCTTAAGATTTCTCTATCAATCTCAGCAGCAACTTGCTCAGAAAGTAATGCTGTAAGTTCAGCTTCAGCGTCAATGTTGTGGAAAGCCGCAACGTCTTGAGCCAATTCAGGAGACCACTGAGCTCTTAACTTTCTTTCAGTTACAGAAACTGTTACTGATTCAAGATCAAAAGAAACCTCACCGATCTTATCTTCAAACTCAAGTTCTTCATATCTTCTGAAAACAGCTACGAAAGATGTTGCAGAAGCTGCAGATGTTACTGTAACTCCACTGTATCCATCAGGAGTACTTTGACCACAGTTAACACATACAGGACATTGAAGATCAACTTCAAGAATGATACATCCGTCAACACTACAAACATCGTCATATTTACCACCACTTGTATTAGGCCAAGCAGTTGTTCTTGTTTCGTAGTTAGGATTAACGATACCTTTACCATATTTCTGAGTTACAACTCTGAAAGGAAGAGCACTTGCAGTTGTATCAACACAACCTGCAACAACATCCAATCCGGTACCTGCAACAACATGAAGATCTGACAAGAAGCTTTCTGTATCCATTTCAGAACCATCAGGTCCGATTAATTTACCATAACCAGTGTCGTTGAAACCGCACATTTTGATTAGGATTTTTCTGTGTTCACCTGTAAGAGAATCAGTTGGAACTAAGTCACCATTTGACCATTCAACAACTGTAGTAGTAGCCGTGATAGCTGTCCACTGACCTTTAGAATAATCAAAAAGACCACCAGGATTTAATGTTGGTTCAGAACCTTCATAAAATAGATCATAAAGATTTTTCTTATAAGCTGAAGCACCTTCGTAACCTGCGTTAGCATCACCAGGATAGTTACCTGGAGATCCGATTGGAGCTCTGTGTTCACCACTTCTGTTAGCGGTTCCTCCACTGTATCCCTGAATTTTAGGAACAAAGTAGAATAATTTACCGATAGGTAAGTTCATTGCTTGTACAGACACGATGTCGTTAGCTAAAAGTTTAGAGAATACTCTTCTTACGATAGGAAATACAACTGTTTCAAAAGAACCAGAAGAATCTGTCGCAGAAGCTTCGTTGATTAAGAATGATGCTTGGTTTTCATATAACTGAGCAACGTTCTCTTTAAGGTGACCTCTAAGACCCTCTAATAATC